AGTACGAATTTCAGAGCGTTCATCAAGTGCCCACTGCGGCACCGGCTTTTGAGAGCTAGGGTCTGAGCTACGAGTAATGAGCCAGTCGGTGTTAACCAGCAGGGTGGCAGCAGTCTGCTTAACCTGGCTAACCCACTGTTCAACAAGCTGTGCGTGGTCTTTTGGAATGCCCGTATCCCAGTAGAAGCGTTGATCTACGGGAATGGGGTCAGGTTCTTCGGTGATGCCTACTGCTTCACGCTCCTCTACTGTTGCTAGTCGTAACCAGTTGGCGGGGAACTGGGTTCCATCTTCAGTTGTAAAAGCCCGGTCTGGTGAGAGCGGGGTTCCGTTAAGTAAAAACATAGTAGTTATTAGCGGGCGCGGTTGTTGGCGGCAAAGGGCGATTCGGCGAAGGCGGCGTAGATGTAGTTGCGAGTTCCGAACGAGATTTCGCCAGATGCAGTGTTGGTTGTTCTTATCTTGAAGCCATTCGACAAGAAGTCGATAGTTGCCGTATTCGCAAGACCTGTTCCCTCGGCATCGGACAGGTTCGGCTGAAGTTTTGTTGCGTCTGCAGGCGGCACATTGTATGTGTGGCGCGAAGAATCCATGATATACCAGCCCTCTACGTTATCAGTATTCTTCAAAAGAATAAACTTAGGACGAAAGCCTAGATACACGAACGTGCCATCATTGCTTCCGTTGTTTTGCCAAGAGCCCATCGCAGAGTACCCGGCTACTGGGGCGAAGCAGTAGGCAACAAAGTTGTCACCATTAGCGTTAAACCAGTTATAGGCAGCATTTACCAAGTCAATAGTCGAAGAGTTTGCGGACTGGGCAGCGGAATTTAAGGCATCAGTGGCATTGAGGAATCCGTAGAGCCAAGATCCAGTTGCCTTAGTAAGCGCGAACCAGTTGGCACTAGCACTGCGGTTCTTGATCAAGATAAGGCGCGGCTCAACTCCCAATCCGTGCCCCACAGTGAAGTTAGAGCTACTACCTGTATAAGTAACCACGCTGAACCCCGCACTTGCATTAGCCCTCACCTGACTAGAGATGGAGCCTTGTGTGTTCGTGACGGTGGAGCTGCCGGCGTCCCAGGTCCATCCAACATATGAATTTCCGTTAAAGTTAATGCCGCCTTCGGCTCCCATAGTCCAGCCATCTGAGTTAAATGCAGTTAAAGCATCGGTATCAGTAAACTCTGCGTCTGTCAGACTGGAATATAAGGCTTTATTTGTGCCTCGTATTACATCAAATAATTGATGAGCAGCAGTAGCATTGCGGACTTTCATCCACACTAGATCCGGGCTAAACCCTAACCCCGAAATAGTCTGCGTGCTGCTGTTGCCGGTCCACAGCTTCACATCCATCACCGTGCTTGGGTTCACAATGGTCGGTGCGGGCAGGTTTGCCGTACAGAGCGCCTTGAAGCCGCTGGGGGCGGTGTAGGCGAAGGGGCGTTGGCCGAAGTTGGTTGAGCAGGTTGATCCGTTATCTGAATACTGCGAGATTGACGGGAAGTATGGACCTGAGGTTAAGCCACTAAATGCTTGACCTTGACTAACTCCGTTTTTGTAAAAGGTTAGCGTTCCATTGTCGGCGTCAAAGGCGACTCCTATAACATCACCTGTCGTCCAAGTTGCCCCATAAGAGACATTGGTGCCCGATGTCATCTTATTTCCAGTAAGACTATAATATCCCCATCCATTTGAGGCAACACCAAGCTCGCCGACTGTGCCTTGCTTGCTTATTCCAGGCTGGCAAACATTATATGGCCCATTGGTAAGTGTTAGACCTGAACTTGCTGTTGTCTCCCAATACCATTTTCCAGCGCTCAACCCGAATGTTGCTCGTCCGGTTTGCCACCCTGCCGCTGATCTAAACGTGTCAAGGTTTCCGTTTGTGGGTACTACAATCTGGAAATCAAGCGGGTTCCACGTCGCATAATTCCCCCTCACCTGCCCACCGAGCCCAGTATCTACCTCGCTGCCATTAGTGGGAACGTCTACGAGGCTGTCGTTGCCTGCACCAGCGGTGACGGAGAGGTTGTTGGGCGTCCAGTTGTTGCTGCCAGCGGCATCCTTGCCCAGCGTGGTGGCCGTGGCTGCACTGTTGTCCGCGAAATCCAGGTGGAACCCGTTGGTGCCGTAGCTTCCGCTGTACGCCTTAGGCATCCACACGCCGGTCGTGGCGGAGAACTCGCCGAAGCTGGTGGGGTCTAGGGCTTGGCCGTCGATGAAGTGGATGTCGGCGAGGTAGCCGGATAGGTAGTTGCTGGCAAAATTGCCTTGCCTGCCTATGGCATGTAACTGAGCAGTATTACACAGGCTGTCTGCGTTCTGAGTAGGGTATGTCGGTGTGTCTAGAGATTGCTGCGCACCATTGACATAGAGCCTTGCTCGGTCGGACGCAATTGCCGCCGTTGAATTAAAGGTAAATACAACGTGATACCAAGCGCCTACATCCCTGAAGACAGCAAGCGTTAGGGCATAGAGCTGCGCGCCTGACCCATAATCGTATGCATGTAGCCTGTTCCCGCCTTCAAGTACTAAGCTAAAGCCATTATTATTCGACGCATCTAAATTGCAGAAGAGGTTTTGATATACACCTAGCCCACTCCTCTTCACCCATCCCGCCCAGGTCCACGTCTTGCGGTTGCCGGCTGATGCGGGGGTGCGGGACAAGTAGGCACTGTCACTACTATTGAAACGGAGGCTTCTCGAAATGGCGTACCCAGTGTCATCAGCTCCTGAAATAAGGTCTGTATTGATATTACCTGGAATCATGTTACGTTCGTAATAAGGCGGGCAGTAATACGAGTAGATGACTCAACATAATAGACAAGAGTCGATACACTACTCAATGCAGTACTCATTGTAGGTGTACCGCCACTGAACTTCCAGTAACCACCATATGCAACAGTATAGGCAGTACCAGAACCTTGAGTAATAACAATAGCTCCTGACTGACCTGCCGTAAGGTTTGTAGGGTTAGCAAGGGTAATACTATGACCAAGTGTAAGACTAAAGTTATTAGATACAGCAAAGTCAGGCGTTACAGTGGCTGCTGAGGTAAGAGCACTAACTGCACCACGTTGTGCTACAGTGAATGTCTGTACGATATCAGTCTTTGCGGTATCTGCATCGTACCCTTGTACACTAGTACCGATGTTGCTGGACTTAAGAATGGTGACATCATAGGCCTGTACACTGGTACCGATATTACTCGTATTGAGTACGGCATTGGCACCAACCGACAGTGACACTGGTACATTAACAGCACCTGATGGGTCAACTGTCAGTCGTGCTGTACCACCAGTAACAAGTGCTAGTTCATCAGCACCAGGATGTGCAAGACCAGTGTTTACATCACCATCAAAGGAGTAAACAGGAGCTGCAACAGAAGTGCTATCGTCAGCCCTTAGTTGGCCAGTAAGGGTGCCCCCAGTAAGCTTAAGGTAACGAGCATCAGCATCAGTCGCGTAGTAACGTACCCACACCCAAGTAGAGCTTGAGCTACTGTAGTAGATCTCCACAGTCAGACCAGCATCACCTACAAACCCAACGGGAATGCCAGTCAGTGGTGTAAAGCTTTGGATACCTGTAGAGTCGGTAACACGTACTGCGTCACCATTAACAGGTGAAGCAGGGATAGCAGCTACGTTAGCTACAATGACATATGCAAGGGCTTCTGCAGCAGCATTAAGGGCAGCAGTAGCGTTAGCGTTAGCCGTGTTAGCAGTAGACACTGCACTAGCAGCAGAAGCAGATGCAGCGTTGGCTGTAGATACAGCACTAGAGGCTGAGGCACTTGCTGCGTTAGCTGTTGAGATAGCAGTAGCCGCACTTGACTGAGCTGCTGTAGAGTTACTAAGAGCTGTGTTAGCTGTTGTCAGTGCTGTACTGGCGTTAGCATTAGCAGTTGTAACGTTATTGTTAGCTTCTTGTGTTACATACAGGCCTTGCGTAAAGTTGCTATTAAGGTCCTGAGAACGAATAGCGGAACCAGAGTAGAAGGTAGACACAAGGTCCGTATCATCAGTCTGGCGATAGATGATAATAGCAGCACCATTAGCTGGAGCATTACCAGCAGTAAACAGTACCTGACCACCTGTCTTAGTAGCGTAGTTAAGGCTCTGTAGATTGTAATGAGTACCAGCTGTCTTCAGGACCCCGGCAACAGTAACCTTAATATCAGTGGATTCAAGCCATTGAAAAGTAAAAGAAAAGGGCCCTAAGTTAGACCCATTTCCAGTAAATGTATTTTGTGTGATTGCCATTTAAGGTTATCGGTACATTTGAGTAAGTCGCTGAATTTCAGCTTTCCTGCGATCAGCAGCCCTGGCAGCATCATCGATACGACCCTGCTGCATATAGTTCTTATTGAGGATGGATTCTTGAATAGAACGCCACATTGGTTCATTATCTCGTTGCATACGGAACTCAGCAGCCTTCTGTGCTTCTGTCATGATCTTACTCATCACAGAATACACTTCACTTTGAGCAGCTTCAATCTCCTCGGAGGGGCGACCTTGTACACGCATTGCACGAATACGATCCAGTTGGTCGTTATACTTCTTATTCTTGCTGAGTTTATCAAACTCCTTCCACAGTTGCTGTTCACCAATGTACTTGTACAGGGTTTCACGTTCCTGTGGTGTGTACTCGTGGTTACCAGTACTATCCTTACGGATCATCTGTAGACCATCCCATCCGGTATCAATAAGCCATTGACGCCAGGGCTCTGTACCCTCGCTAATCTTGACTGGGTTAACAGCGTTGATAGCACGAAGCACAGGGTTATCGATATCATTAAGGGGCTTACCTGTATAGATGTCAATCTGCTCTGGGAGCTGACTGGACAGGCCAGGGACCTTGTTGGTTACATAACCAATGAGATCGTTATAGATGTCCTTCTGGGAGCTTGTGATAGCGTTAGAGACGACACCAAGAGCACCAGACATAGGGATAGCAGAGCGTACCTCGTTAGCAAGGAAGCGAGAGATGGCAGTCTCATCACCATTAGCGACAGAAACCACAGGCTCTAGACCAGCAGTCCATGTCTTATTGGTGAAGGTAGCAGCCAGTGTCCATGCAAGTTTACCTGTCCAATCTTCAGTCAAGGTAGAGCCGATATCCTTGGAGTAGTATGCCAGGTCACCAACAAGAGTCAAGATAGTATCAAGTGGTTCATAACCAGCGTAGCTAATCCACTTACCAGCAACGTTAATATGCTTGGGTTGCCAACCGAAGTTGTCCCGAAGCTTCTTACGTTCACCAGAATTAACAGGTCCATTACCACGAATGTTACCGGCAAGAGCATGTCCAAGCAGTGCAGAGGATGTCAATGCACCAAAGGCAACACGACCACGATACTCAGCTTCCAGGCCCTTAAAGATAGCCATACCGTTAGGTACACCATCATAGGCAATACCGTGCTCCATCAGTGCTTCCTTGATCTTATCAAGGTTATCACCAGCCCACAGTACCTTAGAGTACTTGTTCATACCAGGCAGGGTAGCAATAGGTGTATAGGACATAGCCATTTTAACACCATTAACACCAGTCTTGGGGAACATGAAGAACGGCTTCAGGATAGGCAGCCTGTTGATACCACGAGTCAACCAGGTAGCAGTCTCATCGTCCAAGTTAAGTGACAGTTCACCTGATGCATTCTTAGCAGCAGCATCGGTCAAGTTACCCATGGCGTCAAACGACTCATCATAGGCAAGCTTCTCAGCACGAGCAAGTTGCTTAGCCAGTTCATCACCCTTGTAACCAAGACCAGCCACTTCATCCCAAGCCCTAGCACGGGCCATCTGTGAAGCAATAGTAGTCTGTACAAAGGAGTCAGCACTGATCATTGCATTAGTGCCGTACTTAAACCAACGCCAATTACCCAGGTCATACATGAACCGAGAGAAGCGGTACTGAGCAAGACGACCCCAGTTACCATCCTTTTCCCACACCTGTTCCATATCGGCCAGGGTGTCCCAAAGGTTAGGGTTGTAGTCAGTTACGAGGTCTTCACGAGCAAGGGCACGTGGGTCCATCGTAGCATCATTGCCCCACTTACCATTGTTCCAGGTACGCTTAAAGGTATCCCAGGAATCATTCAAAGCACGCTTGTTGACCTGCCAGAAGGAACCATAGACATACGTAGCACGACGCAGTTCTTCAACACTGTTACGACCCATGAGGGCACCAATACCAGTACCGAGGAATGCGTTGCTAGTACGAAGTGTCAGGTTAACTGTGTTACCTGTGATAGCCTTGAGAGCAGAGATACCAGACAGTACATTGTTATAGCGAACTGCCCACACACCTTGTGCGAAGGCATTGAGACCTTCATCACCACTCTTCAATAGACCAGCGGGGCTAACTTGTTTAGCTGCCCACTTCATCAGCTTATCAAGAGTATCCACATCACCCCTAGACAATGCAAAGGCATCAATCAAAGGTTGTGCAGCATCAGGACGATCACGAGCAATGGTAGCGATCATATCGCGATACCCTTGTGCTTGTACGTGCTTCTCCTGTACCTTGAGGTCAAACTGCTCAGTGATCTGCCGTAGAGCAGACTCCTTATCAGGTGAGTCTTTGAGGAACTTCTGCCAACGATCTTGGTTCTTAAGTGCCCAACCTGCGATGTACTTATTCAGTGCATACTCTTCCATAAGGAAGGCAAGGCGATCACCAAGCATCTCAGTGACACGTTGATAGTCAGCAGTCTCAGGGAATGCCTTATAGCCCTCAGCAATGTCAGCTACTTCCCGTCCTACGGTATCCATAGCACGAGCTGATGTTTCAGTAACAACTCGACCGATGTACTTATCAGTCAAGTCACGCATAGCATAGCCAATAGCTTCTGCTTGTACGTCGTTGACATACTTGATCTTACGACCATCCAACAGGTTCTTAACATCACGGTTCTCAAGGAACAGACTCTTAAGGTCGGTTACCTTATCGGTACCAATGATGTCGTTATAGATCTTCCATGCTCCATCGCTCATCTGAGCTTTGGTGTACCTAAAGCCATCGACAATAGCATCAAAGTCACCAGCCTCACGTGTACCCTCAGCCAAATCAAAGATGAGGTTACGGGACTGTGTGTTACCCTTACTCAGATCATGATAGGCACGTTCTGATAGGATGGGTGCAGGGGTACCACTAGAGGTTCCCATCTTAATAGCAGTAGTGTCAGCCATGTTACGGGCTACATTACCGGGAGGAACACTAAGAGTAGCAGTAGAACCCTCAGGG